TTAATCGCTTCCTTGTATAGTACGGACGCCACAGTAAGGAGAGCACAACCTGTGACGCCCGCACTAATTTTTAGGTGATTGCTGTAATCAGACCTGAAGCCTTGTAGTTTACATGCTTCAGTCCGTATTCAGTAACCATCATGTGTGTGTCTGCGTCGCCAGTTTTCGCAAGTAGCTCGCGAGTCATTGGGCGCAGTTCGCACATCTTCCAGTTTGATGGATCGTACATGAATGCAACATCAGTCTTCATGAAACGGTTCATGACTACACGCTGCTCACCGTATGGAGAGATGTAGACATCGACTACGTTCATGAGTGTGCGACCACCATTGGTGAAGTGTTCCTGGCGTGCGTTACCAGAACCAACTGCTGAGCGTGTGAAACCCGCGATCACTGTTGAATCGGCAGGCTTAATCATCAGAATTGATGCTTCTGAGCCTTCGTCATACAGCTTGTCGCCAAGGTTAAGGATCATCTGCTCAGACAGAGCAGCTGAACCACCAGCTTCTTGTACAGCAGAGTCAATCACTGCAGCTGAAGTAGCATCTTGACCGTAGATGTTTGCAGTCAAGCGAGCAGCTGAGGACGAACCTGCAGCAGCATTGTTACCAGCAACTGAGCGATCGCCTATCAAGTTAAATTCGATATCACGCTTAAATTCAGCGGCTTTCTTCGAAAGTTGATAAGCAGTTTCTTGTGCACGACCGTAAGCGTCGATGGCATCGTTTGTGCCGGAAATCTTAATGGTCTTTGACTGGATCTGAGTGTAGTTAGACCGCATGGTTGTAGGTGTCAGTGTTGCTGTGGAAGCAGTAAAACCTTCAATTTCAGCATTTTCTGCTGTTGCAGCCAGTGAATCTTCTTGCCACTGATAAAGAGTGTTGGAAACAGACTCTTTGCCGATTGATGACATGAAAGGAGTATTAGTCGGTGTAATATTTGAGATGATGTCTGAAATATCTTCTTTGATCCCGACCTGATCGTACGTGGTATATTGTGCCATTTTTATAGCCCTTTACAAAAAAAGTTAATTGGCAGACCACTTTGCTAAGAATGCGTCTTGCGCAGAATCAACACTTCCACTTTTCGCTAGATTTTCCATTGCTTTGTTTCTAGCTTTCTGTTGTGTTGACTGCGGATTAGTCACTCCAGGCTTTAATACCTTCTTCGGTGCAGCAGCTCGTTTCTTTACGGCTACTTTCTTTGCAGCATCATATTTCATAGCTTTGTGCACCATTTTAATTGCGGCAGGATCTACGAGTTGGTCTATGTCGTTTTTAGTTATTCCTTGACTGACTCCGTAATCGCGGATCTTGTTGTACAATGCTTCGTTCCACTCAGGTATATCTTGCTTTAGCTTTTCCATAGCTTCTGTAGCACGAGTTTGTAACTCCTGAGTTTGAGCGGCTTGTATCATTTCGAGGTATTTGCCAGTCTCTTGATTTAGAAACTGATAATCGTCGTATGCAGCTTGTGCTTCTTTGCGCAGCTGAGCAAATTCATCATCACCCATCTGTTTAGACGCAACTAGCATATCGACCTCTGCATAAGGCTTTAATTTCTCTTCAGCCTTAGTAAGCAAAGTCTGCAATATAGCAGCATTTTTTTGTGTTTCATCTTCAAGAGTTTTGCGCATGTCTGCGACTTGTTGTGATTTTTGCGTAAGCGATTTCTCTTGGCCGTACAGTCTTTTCAGATCAGAAACAGATACTTCAATTTCATCGTCGCCGACTTTGACTTTTGTAACGTAGTCATCAGCAACATATTCTGCTGCTGCTTCCTCCAAAAGTTCACCGTCTTCGCCAATAGCATCAAGGTCAATTTCTTCTTCTTCAATAACTTCTAGCTCTTCAGCTTCTACTGTCTCGTCTTCGCTTACTTGTTGTTCGACAGTTTCAGCTTGTGCTTCTTCTACGTGTTCTGCTTGCTCCTTTGTAGGAGTTGCTTCCCAACGTTCCATAAAAGCACCAATTGCTTCGTCCACATTTGGACCTTGTTTTTGGTCTTGTGAGACGCTTTCGGTAGTCTCTGCCATGATTAGTCTTCCTTATTATCTTCAGCGGCTACGAGTGCTTGTTCTTTCATAGCTACTTGCTGGTTTAAGGTATTAATAATGTCCTGAATGGCACGCGCACTGTAGTACGCAACATCGCGTGTTTTTGTGTCTTCAGGATCAGTTGAAAAGAAAAGACCTACGTTGTTATCCATAAGTCCTTTTATAATTCCACCGAAGGCTTCGTTAGCTAACAGAGTTTCTGCAGCTTGACCTTGGTTAATAATTTCTTGTGTCATGTTTGTCTCCTTAACATTTCCAACGGCTGCGCGCAGCTTTGCCACGTTCACCTGTCCAGCCTTTTGATCTGGCACAGAATGACTTGCGACGTTTTGCTGCTTTGCTGCCTGCTTTTACTTTACCTGTTACAGGCGCTTTTAACTTGCCACCTGTAGCTCGGTTATACTTAGCTCTGCCTTTCGCAGTGAGACCTGCACCTTTCGATGCAGGAAGTTTCTCACCACGTCCGACAGATAATTTGACGTCCTTTTTTGCCATTGCTTATCCTTAAGAATTTGGACTGACGATAGCAGTACGATTTTCATCGGGTGTCTGCCTTGTAATCTCAAGTTCTTTGTAAGCAATGTCGGCACGTACTTCTGAATCGAAGTCACGACGTTCTTCAGAGCTGTACTGTGATGCAATATCAACTTCAGCTGTTGCTTTAGCCAGCTCAAGTTTAGCCATCTCAATTTCAGCTTTCATTTGTGCCTCTTGCTCCTGCAGTGCGACTTTGCGCTCTTCAAGTTCAATCTGCTTCATAGTGATCTGCATTTGCATTTCTTGTGCAGGATCAGGCTGAGGCGGAGGCACTTGATCAGGAGGCGTCAGGTACGTATCAACGTCTTTTATGCCAGCATTGAGCATGGCTTGACGCACCATAGCGTATCTGTTTTGTGCTTGGTAAAACGGCTGTATGCCAGGGTCTTGCGAAAGCAAGGCATGCAACTGTTGAAACTTGGATGCTTCACGTTCAGTCTCACCGTAGCCTAACTTAAATGACACTTCGACATCTTTGCGTTGTGCCCAGTCCATCGGTGATATTTCTACGTAAGTGCCTGCGACTTGCACGATTTTCTGATAGTCCTCGTTTTCAATAGCGAGTCTGTAGACTTCTAAGAAGAGAGGCTTAAGAAAATTATTAGCGAAGTTTCTGGCAATAATTTTAGAGCGCTGTTGTGATAGATTAACAAGGTTCTCCACCATTGCAGCGCTATTTTGTTTACTAACAGCATCTTTGTTTAATCCTTGTGACAGCTTAGACACGCCTGAAGTATTTTCAGCGTCTTCTTCTAGCTGCATTAATGATTGAAACACGAATGGGTTTAGCTGGTTTTGTAGCAACGGTGTCACACCATCTACGCGTGTCACATTGACTATGCCGCCTAAACGATTGTCTAGCAGCTCGCGAGGATTAGTTAGTGCACCTTTTTGTACGAGGTACCGAGGATTAGTTGTTACGGACGCATGATCAAGAATAGACCGCATAAGCGCTGTTCTTGCATTTTGTGTCGGCACTAACTTCAAACCAAAGCTCTCGCCATGGAAAGCATGCGGCACTGGTATAGGTGTGAAGACGATAAACGGTTGTCTGTCGACCTGTTCGTACTCTAGCAATGTGTTACCAGCAGATATCACTTTGTATAAACGTGCAACGCCATCGCCTTCCATGTCAGCTTCAACGTAGCTTTCATAGACAACGATTTCTTTCATCTGCTCTTGGCGATGATGCTCGTCAGGTGTCAGCTTTTGCGGACCTGTTTGTTCGTGTCTGTAATACCGCTCTGTGTAGTTTTCGCCTAGCGGATCTTCGTCACCTGGTAAGCCAATAACTGTATCAACATCAAAGCCCATTTTTATTAAATCAGCTTTTGTCATTGCGCGTCTGTGTGCAACAAATCCTTCGTCTACATTTCGTGACATCGGATTAATTACAAACTCTTCAGGTGGTATGACCTCTATTTGTACTTGGCTGTTGTCAGTAGAACGAAGCACAATACCTGAATAACGACCTTGCTGCTCAGTAACATCAAGAAGCTCAATACCATCCTGTGCCAACATAGAAGCAAACTGGTCTTCGTTCAGGTCTTCATACTTTTCTTCGATCTGATCTTGTTTGTTTTCCCAATACACTTTTGCAATACCATTACGAGCCATGAGCCCGTCATGAATAATGTCTCGGTATATAGAGAAACCATCGTTCTGCCGATGGATGATATAATTTGTATAAGTCGTGCAGACTTTTGCCATCTCAACATCTTCTGGTCCGTTTGGTGCAAACTGCACAACATCGGTACCAGCAGAAAATGTCTCAAGCAGCAGTGCTTTCGAACCTTCAACACCATCATACACATCTTGTGATACATAGGAGCTGTTGCCGTTAGACTGCCTCTCAGGTAATTCTGCATGATAATATCGAAGCATCTTCTGGCGTTCGTGACTAAGATCGCCGTCGGAATATCCGATCGAGCCCTTGATCTCATCTCTCACAAGACCCAGCAGCTCATCTTCGGTAAGTGCTGTAAATGTCTCAGCCATTAGATTGCCTCACTGTAATAATCGTCATAAGTTTGAACTGGTTCCCAGCCTTGCTGGTGACCGTAGTTCGCTAGAGCTAGCGACATAACACAGTCGTCATGACAGCCTGCTTCTGCTTCCATTCCACCTGTTTCTGTTTCGATGTATGTAAGCATTTCGCGTAATGTTATTTGGTCGTTGCTTTGCAACTCGCGCTCACGCAAAGTAGCTCTCAGCTCATTTATAATGAGTGGCTTACTTTTTGATGTCGTAGCAAAACCTAGCTTTATCGTTTCTTTGTCACTAATTTTGTCTACCGATATTTCGGTATGAAAATTTGTGTAATTGTAATCTTTGTATAAACGAGTGCATGTAAGCAGACCGTGAGAGTTGGACTCACAAATCACGTAAGCGTTGTTGAAAAACTCACCCATACGCAACAGGATGTCTGCAAAGTAATCAGGATGCACATGACCTCTGAAACTAGCCACATGGCGTTTCTTTGAGTCTAGGACCTGCGCTACACTGTAATCACCACCTCTTATGCCCATAGCTACATCTGCACCTATGGTATATGTCTCTGATGGATCTACATCACCCCAAAGTACTAACTCGCCTCTAGGGTGCGGCTTCCACTCGTCATCTTCAAGAGCTAACCGATGTGTGTGAGGTTCTGCCTCATCGATCATATCAACTAGCTGCTCTGGATTAAAAATTGGTCTACCGGAAGTAAGAAACGCTTCGTCTGCATCAGATGGATATTCTTGTTTGAATAAGTCTATACCGTTCTGAGCGATCTTCTTGCGTCTGAACGCAAGCTGATGATCTGTTAAATCAAAGTTGTCCTTGAGCTTTTCTTCGTCAGGTGTGTATTCCAACGAACCAGCAGTCTCTTCCATGTACTCGTCTTGAATAAACCAAGGAAGAAACACTGGGATAAATCCATTCGTACCTTCAACTGCGCCTCGCCATAAATCGTAAAATTTTCCAGATACACCATTAGCGGTGCTCTCAATAAAAACAGCAGTGTTCTTTCTATTAGGCACTGCCTGCATGATTGCATTAAAATTTTCTTCTGCTGTCGACGGTGACCAGAAAGCTAATTCTGATAAATGTGCGACAGTAACTGTCTCACCACGAGCCACAGACTCACCACCAGCCGTAGCAACTACGTATGAGCTATCAAGCACATCGAAGTTTAATTCACGACGTGATGAGTATTTTGTGTGTGGCTTAATGGGTTCGGGACAGTTTTCGTGGTAACGTCGAGTCATATCAAATAGAGCTCTGGTGCTGTCTGCGTGGTGTGTTACAACCAAGCCACGCTGAGCGCGTCTCTGAGACAGCCACCAATAAAGCCAGCCGCCTACCATTGTCGATAAGCCCATCTGTCTAGCTTTTAATATGATAACTCGTATTTTACCTTCTTTTGCGTATTGCTCTTCAACAGCGTTTAGTAATTGCTGCTGAGCAAAATTTAATTGAAGGTTGGTTACGTCACCATCTTTGGTTCTAATCTTAAGGGCGTTTTGAGAATAAAACCCAAACTCATCCCTCAGCTTTTTCCGTATCTTCTTCGCTTTCTGGTTCATCGAGACTTGCCAGCCACTCTTCAGCGACTGCCTTTACTTCATGCTTGTTCACGGGCTTTTGCTTGGTGAACTCCAAAAGTGCCTTTGCAGCGCCAGCTTTTACGTTAGCGTTGTCAGGACCTTCAGCGATCTCAAGCAGAACGCCTACAGCACGTTTTGCGATGTCATCATCATCTGGTAATACACCTTGATCGATCATTGCTTGTACCCTTTTTTCTGCTTTGATTTTTGCTTGCTCACGAGCTTTAGCCAACTCTTCAGGTTGTCTACCCCAGCCGTCAGGTGTTCCCTTTGGCCGATGGTTTTTTGCCCCGACTTCCTTTAGCATTTTTAGGTGTTTTTCCCACCTTGGACCGCCCTCCTGTTTCATCCTTGTTATCGGATGCAGGTGCTTGTTTTCTTCCGTCCATGCTGCCTTTATCTTCGGGCTCGCTCGTAGTCTTTTCGACTTTTGATTTAGCTGCGCTTTTGGCTTCATTTGATAATATCTCCAACTGCGCAGCGATGCTGTGTTGCACAGCGCTGTGT